AGCCCCACTCAAGATATAGATGTTTTCAGAAGAACCTGAAATTGTTGCGTCCATCAAACCATTAAAGAAACCTAATCTCATTTGAGACCCTAACATTTCATAGGTATTCTCTATCGTATCTGCTGCTCTGTTCCAAGTGTAGATGTGTGGTATTAGAATATTACTTTCTGTTTCCCCATCAAATGTGGCAATCGGTAAAGGTGCGAATGGTATTGTGATTGTCTCTTGTCCGCTGTGGTATGCTGTTGGACTGATGTATCTGAATGTTCCAAAGTTTTGGTTTCTACTTTGTTTGTTGATAATTGAATATCGGTCATCACTATCAGCGTAAGTTATAATATATTCTTTCTTCAACGAATTGGTTGGGGTTAGAACAAACCCTTGTGATAAATCTAATTTTTGAGACCAGTTCCTATCAATTCCTTGAGAATAATAAGTGTCCCATTTTTCAATCAAAAGGTTTCTATCACCCTGTGGTATTACCACCAAGTTAAACAACGAGACAATACCCTTGAAGAAGTCCAAACAGGTTATTTCTGTTGGTAGATTGTTTTGTATTAAGACATTATCTGATGCTGAAATAATTGGTGAAGTCCATAACTCCCAATAAGCCGAGTTGATATACAATTCTGCGTTGGGGTCTCCACCTGTGTTTTGTCTTGAGTAATATAAAGCAACCCTACGACCAGCAGGGATTGTTGCGTTTATGTAGACATCACCAACGATGGTAGGTGCTGATAAATTGAAAATGGTAATACCCTGTATCTGATTATAGATTGTTCCATCATCAACATCTTTAATAGCAACATTCAGATATGTGGCAGGGAGATATGAATATCTTACAGAGATGTTAAACCCGAACTTGAACTTGTATGTTCCTGATACGGCTGTGGTAAAAAAGTGTCCTCTGTTTTGGAATGAAATAGAGGGGGAAAATATATTGAGTGGGTCATTTAATTCTTGTCTAAAAATGAAACCCTTAAAGTAATTTGTATTGTAGTTTCCATCAGCAAAATCTACATAGTATCTATCATCTCTAACACTAAAGATATTGGCGTTTTCTGTGGCAGCACTTGAGGTAAATGCCCCCATCGTTTGTTGGGTTTTTGCCAGTGCGAATATACCCTCAAAATATGGACTATCAAAAAACGAACTATCATAGGTAAAACCAGCATAATCAAAGATTTGGTCTACAAGATATTTTACATTTATCCAAGGCGCAAATTGATTTACCGATAAAGGATTACCACTATTGGTAAACCCTGATGCTCCTGTCTCAAACTCACCATAATACTGGTTGGTATCATAACCATAAAAACCGAGTGGATATACGATTGTCCCTGTAATACCTGTGTAGTTCGCATATGAACCACCTGAATAATTCCAAGTTTCAATAATATTATCGTAAGTTAAAGGGTGTGTTAAATCGGTAAATGGTAGGTCAGTTAGTTTTCTATCCTGAATGGTATTGGCAAAGTCAGGTAATGATTGTGTTAAGAACAATTCATAAAATCCCCCGTTAAACGCAACACCCACTTTCGTCAATCTACTCTCACCAAAAAAGACATCAGCACCTCCGTATTTAACAACAGCGTTTACCACAACACTCTCATCAAAATTACTTCCATTCACATTATAGACCGACTGAAAGAACTTGTTGTTCTTCTGTGAGAAAGGGACTTGGAAGGTCTTGGAGTATGTTGATATACGGGTTGTAAAGTCCTCAATATCCTCAAAGGTTTTATTGATGGATATGCTCATTTCTGAACCAGTATCTAACGAATACCAAACACTATCCGTGTTTGATTGAAGCCATAATTCTATCATATGTTATTCGTGGTTTTGTCTAATGGTATCGTAAGCCGATTTATACTCAATATTGATTTGGTATTTGTTGGAATTGATTTGGTAGTTTGGAACTACAACCTCTGTCTGTGTGATTACGATTGGCATTGGGACACCATCATCACCGATTAAATAAACAGAGGGGGATTGGAACAATTCCTCACTCAACCATAACATTTCTGATTGAGGCATATATGATGTGTAGATAACACCTGATTGAGAGATATTCTGTGCCCACACATTTCTCTTATTATTCCAACCATAGAATGACTGACTATCCCAACCTGTAGAATAAAGTTCAGGTGCTGATTGGTATATCTGTTTTTCAATACCATAACCCACATCTTCTTTTGCTCTAAAGTTGTAGCTGTCCCAAGTTCCAAATGAGTTCATAAAGTAAACTACTCTGTCCCCTCCACCAGGGCTACAATCACCATCAACATAGAAGTAAAACTCTTCTGAAATTATAAGAGGTGTTAAACAGGTGTTTCCCGTGAAATTAGGACAAGGGAATGCTGATAATACCTCAATCTCACTATCAAAGATATAAGGGTATACAAGTGGGACTAATCCACCACCACCATAAGATATAATCTTGTATGGTTCATATTGATAATTAAAATATTGATTAGGGAAGATTGTTTCACCTGTGTATGAGAAATACATTAGCTCACCATTACAAAGGTTCTCTGCGATGATTGGATTACCCGTAGAGAGTGGAAGTGGTGTAGGCGTTGGTGTAGGAGTGGGACAAGGTGTTGCCGCACAACTCCCTAATAAAGTTTCATTCCAAAGAACTGAAGTTGGGAATGGGTAGTTAGCACAAAGAATAGTCGCAACTGATGGGGGAAAACTCTGTGTGATTTCATTTCCACAACAACCTGTATAAGTTATTGATAAGACATAATCCACATTTGTAGCAACTCCGTATTCTCTACAATCAGCCGAGAATGGTAAAGGACAAGTCCCCAATTCAACTACGGATAAAGCACCAGCATCTACACTACCTTCACAAGCACATACGATAACACTATCATCAGCAGGAACTGAACCTGTCTGTTCGGTGAAATCACAATCACGATAGGTGAATATAGCAGGAAAATCAGGGTCAGGATTTATTATTTCGTAAGTTATACAAACACACACATTACATTCGGTAATGGCTGTATATGAATGGGTGCCTTCTGTTATAAAATGAATAGTGTTTTGGCAGGCACAGAAGTTAGCAAAAGTTTCAGGTGCTAGTGAAATGGTTTCTGTTGTTCCACTACAACTCAAATACTCAAACTCCAATAAACTTTCTAATGATGGATTATACACATCATAAGACCAACAAGAACACCCGTCAAACTCATCAATCTCGGGGTCTGGTGGAGTTGGAGTATCTAAAGTAGCCTCTAACTCTACCTTGTAGTATTTCGTTCCGTTAGGATAAACAATTCCGTGTTCGGTAATGTTTGGAACACCAACCCCCAAGTAGATTACTTGTTGTTGGTAAAAGTCAGGTGGGTTAGTCCAAAAGTGGTCGTAGTAATTACAGAACGGACGACTTCCACAATTAGCCTCCACATTATAGGTTCTACCAGTATTGAGTAAATTATTATCTTCATCATAAAAACTAAACAACGCAGAATAAACCTGACGAGCAGGTAAATCCACTTCAACATCATAATAATTTAATGCGGCTAAAGTTGAGTAATCTGTTGTTCTAATCCATCGGGTTCTTGGTGAGTTGGTTAAGAACCTTGAGGTATATTGGGGGAATGTCCCTGTCTGTCCCGTCAAATAGAATGGGACAAAGTCATATTGTTTTCCTTGAAACCATTGCTTCGTTCCGTTGTTGGTATAACTTACATTACTCCTAACTGCTGGCACACCAACACTACCAAAACCATTATAACCAATTATCACACCCGTAGGAGTTGTGGCATATTCTTCACCAACCATAATGGAGTATCCCAACATATTGTTTTCTAAATAACCCCAAGCTGCCAAGTGAATTGAGGTGTCCCCACTACAACCTTTGTTTGCTAAATTGGAGTTAGTGTAGTTCATTAAAATTGGGGATAAATCAATCTGACCCCAACCCTCTGATGATGGTGTTATTTTGAGTTGAGCTACTTGACCTTCATTTGTGAATACATCTACCACATAACGATATTTGTAATACGATGGGTCTGTTGCTGCTGTTGATATAAATTGAAAAACCAAGTTTGCGTAAACTGGTTCTATTGGGTTTGGTTGTGCTAAAAATGTAATCATAGTCCGATGGCTATATTGTATGTTTCTCTTCCGATAAGATTTATTCTATCAAATATGTCTCCCAATTCTTCTCTTAAAACTGCGTCCACATATTCGGGTCTTTCCATTAAGTTATTCACATAGTCGTATGTGTCGTTTGTAAAGTCCTCTTGAAATAATGCGTAACCAGCATAACCCCTTTTTGATAGATTTTTTGATACTGCGTAAGCAACCCCTTTAGCTTTTGCTGCGGGGATTTTCATTTTGTTTATTACCCATAATTTAAGTTGTCCTTCAACTACGGCTTTTGGTAATGGTTTTCTTGGTTTTGACCCTGTCCCAAATACATAGTCAACCCCGTAATCATTCATTAAAACGAATATCTCTCCGTCCTGAATGGTGTATGATACTGACTTGTATAAAGAACCCTCTGTAAAGTTGGAACTAAAATTATATCTTGGTGGTCTTTTAGGTAATCTTGGGGATTTGCTAAACCTATCCCTTTTGGTTAGGATTTCTTCCCTAATCTTCTCAACAAGAAACCCACCAACATCATTTAAGAAGTTTTCAATCATTACACCGATGTATAGCAAAGATTTGGATTATCAGGTAAACAAGCTGTTTGTTCTGCTATGATTGTAATGTTTGCTTCAACACCAACCACTGCCTCTTTGAACCTATCTATGAACGGGGAAAATTGAACTGGTTGTTGAAGGTAAAATCCACAACCTGTAAGTTGATTTGTAAAGAACGCATAAAAGTCATTTAAGATTTCGTGGCACAGAGACAAACTATCTAACTGGTTTGATTGTGCTTCCACTCCCACAAACTCATTCAACAAATCATAAATCATAATAGTCCAATTAAATGTTGTGTAAGTGTTATCTATACTACTTGGTTGGGGAACGCAGTGTATCGCAGGATACTCCGTAATATAATCCTCCCTTGAGTAATCACTTAAATTACCCCAAGACCTTGTCTTCAATAACGGGTGTTGTATTGCGAATGCGTAGAATAATTGTATTTGGTCTGTATAAGTCATTATGTGATTGTGTTATTTTGTTTTTGCCGTTCTTTATTTGCTTTATCCAATCTATAAGATAAATACGATAATACCTCCATCAGATTTAATGCTAAAATGGGGGACACATTTAATATTGTATCTTGAGCACATAACATTAAAGATTGGTAATAGTAATCCACGACCGATTGGACTACTTCTTGTGGGGTTGACTTTCGCTCCTCTTTTGGTCGTTCTTCATCTTGGTCTCCGTAAAGGATAGGGAAGTTTTTATAAGTTCTTGTGCGAAAGTTGTTAAAAAAAAAAGCGCCGACATTACTGACCTGATTGGGAAGTCCATAAACTCCTCCATTCTTAACTGGCATTCCCCCAAGTCATAATCAATCAGTTCTCTTTCATCACCGATTTTATCTGATGTTTGTGGTCTGTAAAGATGTGTTGCTAACAATACAATATCCACAGGTGAACGAGCCATAAACACCTCCAAGTTTATCCACTCACCATAGGAAATCTGTGAGGGTTTAATCAACCCGTATAGTTTCCCGTTAAACTCTATTGTAAGTTCTAAAGGGGTTTTGTCTAACTCTGCTCCCCACTCACTCTTTAATACAGCAGCTACGAACTTAACCTCTGCCATAGGTGCTTTGATGATGTCCTCTTTTCTAGCACCTGTAAGCATATGGATTAAATCTATATCACTAATTTGAGCGTTAGCTTCAAGTTCTTTATATTGTCTGATGGTTACTGGTTTAACCTCATATGTTTTTTTACCTAATACGACTTCCATTATCCTTGTCCTCTTGATTGTTTTTTATAGTGTTTTGAGCCCTTGTGATTTGAGCTCTTTGTTTTTGCGTGAATACCTGTTCTTGAGATTTTACGCTTCTCTTTTTTGGCAGAGACACTCTGACTTTTTTTCATAAAAATCTAATAATTGTTTTATTCCATCTGTGATTTTAACCCTTCTAATTAAGGAAAAATCTTTAATTCTTTTATGGGTTTCTTCATCAGTATAAATAATCTTGTAGTCATATTCATACTTCTTATTCCCCCCTCTTGAGTTTACTTTAATCTTCATAACTTCTCTATCATTTTATTAAACCACATATCAAGGTCATAGTATCTTGATTTACTATCAACCTCCATATACTCACCAATTCCGTGATACTCACTCTTACCCCCACCAAACTCACCATAACCAGTAACTTTACTTTTAGCCCTATGACCCTTGTTTGGTTTTATTCCATCATTTAACATATCATCACATACCAGTAGGTTTGGGGTGAACCTACCTTGAGTATTTGGTTCATTTACAATATACTTTCCTTCAGCAGAACCCCTATCTTCATAAGAACTAAATGTATCGTGGTATTCATTATACCTTCTAATATCAAACTTATCATCTGCGTTAAATGGTATTCTACAATCATCCAACCACATTACACCTTTTGAGTATCTCATAATTCCAACTTTGTCTGTGTGTCTTTTTCCATCTTAAAGAACTTTACCAATTCTTCCCTTGAAACAGATAATCTTTCCTCACATATATCAAAGTATTCTTTTTCCCTTTCAATACCGATGAATTGTCTGTTGATAAGTTTTGATGCCATACCAGTTGTTCCACTACCCAAAAACGGGTCTAATACCCAATCCCCCTCCCTTGTGAATAAGGTGATGATGTAGGACATTAGTTTAACAGGTTTAATGGTGGGGTGTATTGTCTTATCAGTTCCTAACATCTTTTCCTTCTTTGCTGGTTTTGGAACCTGAATAAAAGGATAAGTCATTTTGATATTATCTGGTAATGCCTCAAAGTTTAATACATTATCAATATAACTTTTTGACCCGTGTGGTTTCATACCAATAATGATATGTTCCACGGCAGGTTTTGGTTGGAAACCTAATTTACTACCTTCATACTTATCACCTAAATCAACACCCCTTTTATCAATCATCTTACTAACATCTGACGCTTTTGGAAACCCCGTATGGTAAGTCCATAGGATAGGACTAAAGGACATATCAAACCCCGCATCTTCCAAGTCCTTAATCATACGATACAATACATCACTACGAGGTGAGGACATAACTGCGATAAATGAACCAGGTTTTAATACCCTATAACATTCCTCCCATATCTCTTTTGGGGGTAATACCTTATCCCAACTCTTCCCCATAAACTCAATTCCGTAGGGGGGGTCTGTGGCTAGTAAATCCACACTATTATCTTTGAGTTCTTTTAAGACATCTGCGCTGTCTCCATTAAATAAATGTTGTTCCATTTTTATACAAATGAGTATTTTGTTTTTGGTTTATATGCCATCTGTGAAATCAAATACCTACTACTATCTAACAAGTGGTCTTTGCCCATCGGTTTAGATGTTATGTTGTTTGAGCGGTCTTTAGCCCACCTATAGTTCTTAAACTCCTCAATCAGATTGGTTGATTTCTCGTCAATCTGTATCTTGTATTGTTTCATCAGGTTTATCCCAAACAGAACTGAACCAGCTTCTTTCTTCACAGGGACAATCTTTCTATATCCCCTCTTTCTTAATTCTTCTAACATACGAGGTTCTGAACTATCGGCAACAATATCAAAGGTTTTTTGTATACCACCTTCTTCTAACTTATAGGCAATATCATCAACAAGTAATCCCTTCTCATAGAATACTTCCTTGAGATAAATGATGTTGTCTGGTTCGTTGATAAGACCCCACACACACGCACATTCATCTTGACTATATCCCCAATCTAAACCTACTCCTAACATCTTGGAATAACGGGGGGCTTCACTTACCACTTCCCAATTCACAAAGATGGTCTCTCTTGGTTTAATTCTCTTACCGAGAGCATAGACCTCATACATTTCAGGGTCAAGGTTCTTGAGGTTCTCAATTGCCTCCACAACCCTCTTCTCTAAAAATGGGTTCTGTTTGTAGGTTGAAATAATAAGTTGTGCGTTCTCTTGGGTTTCAAGTTCATACCAATACCACCCGTCTTGTTCTGTTGGGTTGTAGTCCGCAACAATAAAACCAGTGGTTCTCATATTGAGCTGTGTGAATGGTTCAAGTCCAACATTTGTAATCTCGTTGATGAATACAATATCCTGTTTCATTCCACGAAGTTTACCTCCATCTTCAGCCCCCAAGAAACGAATTAAACTACCATTATCAAACTTATAAACAACCTCACTCTTGTTGAAGTTATCAGGGTTATAAAATCCCATCTTATCCATCACATCAATAAAGTCAATCAGGACAGAGTTTCTAATTGAAACGAGGGTATCCCTTACAATCGTAATAGTTGTGTGTTTCTGTATTGCCTGAAGTATCAAATAGGTAATGATTTGATAGGTCTTCCCTGAACGAGATGAGCCCCTTAAGGATATCAACCTCTTTCCTGACTTTACTGCTTCGTCAATTTTTAAGTATAATTCTGATGCTTCTACTACCATATATTTCTATCCCCAGAGTTAGATAAATATATGGTTTAGGGATAAAAAGAAAACCCCACTTTTTTAGGGTGGGGACAATAGGGAGCACTATTGTTTTTATTTTGTGTTGAGGTATTCCTCAATTTTCTCAAACCTTTCTCCAAGTGCTGCGGAGTATCCATTTTCTACATAGTCAACAAGGACTACTGAAATTGAAACAAGTTCTTTGAGAGTTAGACATTTACCACAAGAATTAGCCCAATCTAATGTGAGTTTTAATTGTGATTGTGTTGCGATTTGTTTGTCTTTATTGTTTGCCATTTTATTTATTTTTGACTATTTAAGGGGGTATTTCTACCCCCGTTGTTATTATTACCAACCCGATTTAATTGTTGCTGCTCCTGTATCATTCTTGGTAATCTTCATAGGTGTTGCTTCACTCGTAAGTTTTAAGAATATCTTATGTTGTTTCATAAGGTGTTCGTGAAAAGATTGGGTGTCTTCCTTGAAATACTTTCTAATCATTTCAATTCTGTCTCCCCCAAAATAATCTACAAGTGTGTCGTAGATGCCGTCTATTGTTATTGTCTGTCCCATTTTGTTTTGTTGTTTTGTTTTCATACATCAAATATACTACAAGATATTTAATCAGTCAAGTTCCTATAAGAACTTTTTTAATATTTATCTGATAGGTGTTCTTCGTAAGCCGAATACTCGTCTTGAAGTTTCTGTTCTCTCCACAACTGATACTGGTAGTCATCATCTTCCATTTCGTTATTCAAACGAAACATAATCAATTCCTGTAAGTTCATTTCCTCAAATAATTCTTTAGTGCGTCCCATAGTATTAAGCGTTTTTATATTCGTTGATGTATCGTTGTTTAACTTCCATCTTTAATCTTCTCTGTTCTTCAGTTGGGACTAAATCAGGATTGTTCTTTCTCACAATAGTAATGGTTGCTGCCAAGGTATGTGATGTTGGTATTTTACCCCCCAAGATATGTAGGAAAAAATCATCAAGGGTTCTGATACCATAGTGTATACATAGAGCTTTTGATACTTCCACCCACAACAAATCATTTGATGCGATGGTCTCGGGCTTTGCTCTGTAAGCCGTTTCTACTATTTGTTCTAATTTCATAATTAAAATATAGTAATGATTTTTGTTAAGTCAAGTTCCTATAAGAACAATTTAATTAAAGAAACTAAAAAAATCTTCTACATCTTGGTTGGTCTTAATAACCTTACCATTACCATCAGCCACGAATGCCTCGTTATAGGTGAACCCAAAATAACCCTTCTCGTTTGCTATAGACCATTCATTTGGACTTGGGGTAAAGATATTAAGGTTGAGTTCTTTTGACTTCTCTAAAAGGGATTTAATGATGGACTGGTGTATATCCTTCTTCTCGTTATCTCTTTTACGGAAGTAGTCAGCCATTTCATAAATCTGTTCTTGAGACATAATAAGAACGATGTTATCAGGTTCAGGTTTTACTCTACCTTGAACTTCCATACCTACGAAACAATATTGGCTGTCGTCAGGTAGTTGAAGGGTGTGAACCTCGTTCACCCCCAAGAAAATGTTTTGTTGTGATATAGACATAATTTTAAGTTTTTAGATTTACGACAAAGATAAGAAGAAAATTGCTAACGAGCGGCAGGTTCTCTGAAAAAAAGTTTTTTTCTTTGGGACAGGTCTTTGTGTGGTTGTATCAAAGATTATCTCCATATTGTTTTGAGGGTATAGGATAGGTCTTACACTATCTTTCATAGTGAAGCTTCTAATCTCATCGTTCCATCTTTTTCCGTTCCTTATACGACAGATATGCTGTGATGATACATTATACAATTTAGCAATCTCTCGGTTAGTGAGTTGTGTTGTGTTAAAAAGATGCTTCATTTCTTTCACATCTTGTTCGTTAAGTTTGTAAGCGCCAATCACGATAAGTCCCCCTCTTCTTTTCTGGTTAGTGAACTCTTGGGTTTATTACAATCACAATCACTTATTTGGGCATCGTATGCGTATTCAGGTTGATTGATTGTTGTTGTCCCGTAATGGAAACTTTCACCACTTTCCCATAAGTCATCAAAGATTGTTTCAATACTCTCACCATCGTCAATTCTTTCTTGGAATGGTGCCCACTCATTATCCTCTAAAATTACAGAAATCTCTTGGGTGGCAAAGGGTCTAACATAAAATGTAATGTTCTTCATATTTTTGATTTAATATAAATATAGGAACATTTATAAAATAAAAAAGGGGGGACTAAAAAAAATCCCCCCTACGAAACTACCCAATATAATGTCCTGTTAGGAAAATGGCGAGAACCTAACTTTCAAGACTTGGCGTAGCAGCTGGGTAATTATCAGGCAATATAATCTTTACCTCAATAGTATCTAGACCTTTATGGTTGATGTCTATTGAGTGTTTAACCTTATAGTCAGGGTGCCTATTCTTTAAGAAAAATTGGAGGAGGTTTGGATTATCAGTAATTGATTGTTTTAGTATCTCCTCTGCCATTTCTAGTTCAATTTGGAAATACTCATTTATTGCTTCCTTAAACTCCTCATCGTATTTCTTCCATCGGTAATACGACTTTTCAGCACACCCACATAGTTGGGTTGACTGCCTTACTGACTTACCTTCAGCTAATTTATTGAGCAGACACTGCTGTTTTTGTTTTGTAGTGTGTCTGTTCTTATCTTCCCTTGAGTAGATATAGGCTTTTTTAATTGGTTTGTTTTGCTCTTCCATACAAATCAATTCTATCTTGTGGAGTATTTGGGGATTGACCCAATTTATTCTGTATGAAATTATCTATCAATCTAATTTCAGACACTGCTAATCTATTGAAACCCACTACTTGAATGCGTTTATCAACTTTCTCTAATGGCGATAACTTACAACCACAACCCATCTTATTCTTCTCCTTTATTTTTTTTTATGTCTCCTAACCTTCTGTGAACTCCCCATATGAGTTCGTTGAAATAATAAGATAATTCGTATTGTTCCTCTTCAGCCAGTTCTTTAACCCTTAACTCATATTTCCATAGAGTTTCATTCAATAGTTTGGAAGTTTTCTCACCAGTAACTTTAGACAATTTCTGGCAATTCTCAATAACATTATCAACACCCCATTCAATAAGGGCAACCCTATCTTCTGTTGGAATGTTAAACAACTCCTTCACTTCTATTTCTTCCATATTAAAGTTTCTCATTGCGTTCTATTCTATTTGACGGGACAAAGTCATAGTGTTTTCTGAAGTTAGATAACTCTTTAGACATTTTATCAATCTGTTTTTCGTAGTCATCAATTTTATCCTTGAGTTCTCTGATTTCAATTTTAAGGTCATTTATAGTTGAAGAATATACCTCTAGCAATTCTTTAACATTTTCTATAATAATCTTGTCCGTCTCTGCGTTTGTTTTTCTTGAACCAAACCAGTATCCCAAGAATGTTGTAATTAAGGTTATCAACCCCGTTAGCATTATATCCATATACTTAAATATCTTTGTTGTGTTGTTTTAATTTAGCCTTGAACCAATCATCACTATCTTTGTATTTGTAAAATCCAATACCGACCAATATTCTTTCAACTTCCTCTTTCTCACTAACAACTGCTTTTTGACGAGATATTTTACTTCTACAGGACGAACACATCAAACAATTACCATAGGCGTCAATATAATTTACACACCCTCTAAACCTTCCCTTTGGAAGCCACAACTCACAATTATGGCATTCGTATTCCCACTCTCCGTTGGGGTCAACTCGTTTTCTTCTTACTAATAAATAATCAGGTTCTTTTTCCATAGGTTATAAAAAGGGGAGTTGTAAAAAAAAGATAAGCCAAACTCTACTAATGTTAAAAAAGTAAAATGAAAACCAACTCCCCCTTGAATAATAAATATACTATAAAATAAAAAAACCCTAACTAGTTTTAGTTAAGGTTTCTTTTTATTACCAATAGTTTACGGACTTAAGTAATAATGTCTTTTATAAATTATAATCTATTTGATTAGCTAGTAAATTATATTCTACTAGATACTTAATAAATTATTAGTGGATTTAAGGAAGGTGATAAGTCCCCCTAGTCCCCCATTTGTAATAATGGTTATTTGACTAGGTCTCTTATCACTTTCTCTAAAGAACTACTAGTGTCTTTTGAGGTAGAAGGGTATAAGTCCATTGAATTACCTTCAAGTGAGTTAGAGTATTTCAACCCTAACATCAATAAATATATGAAATCAAAAATAAGTTTCAATACCCTTACAAAAAAAATATGAAAATAATATTTATTATAGGAACTTGACTGATGTTCCTAAATATACTATAATTAAACTATGCCACAAATCAAACTATCATTTACTCAAGTAAGAAACATTAAGAAACTCCTATTACAAGGAAGTTTAACTCACGCACAGATTGCCAAGAGATATGGTGTCTCAAGAGGACACATAACTAAAATTGGGATTGGAATGAAAGACCCAAGTAAAGATTACGGAAAGTGGAAAACTCTTGATGTTATTGAGAAACCACTTAACGAGAAATCTTAAGATTTCTTTTTTTCTTCCTTGAAAGGTTGTGAGATTGCTACTCTAATTTGTTCTGCGTGATTACCACAGATATTCATTCTGTCCTTCGCACTTGGAACTGCTAATACCATTTTCCTTTGAGAAGAACAACGGGACATATAACCGATTAGGCTTTCACCTCTTTTGTAGATAGGTAAGTAATCATTCATAATCTTAATACCAACAATGGTTATTCCAACTATATCTTAATCTTCTACCTAATACTAATCCACCATTTCTAAACTTCTCACGAGGGTCAGCAGGTTGAAGTCCATTTGTAATCATATAGGTATAATACGGCTGGTAGAGGTTCTGGTTCCAATACAACCAATCATTTGCTCTTTGTGAGTAGTAAGTAGCCAAATCTTCCATTTGGTTCTTTAGAGTTCTCCAAACCGCTAAATCTACAGGAACACTAAACTCTGTGTTTTCTTGTTGTATGCCTTTGTTGGCATACTTTGCTAACAAGTTATTGGTAAGATATACACCCGTCCAATACAACACAACATTCTGTAAGTATTGGTCTAACACAAACTTCCAATCCGCATATTGAGGTAATAAAATGTCTCCACTTGTAATCAATTCATTCATTCTATCAAACATTCTATCACCGACCAAATCACGAGCGTTGATTAGGTGTGCTTGATTTAAGGCTGGTATGATATTACCAGTCAGTAATGAGTAATCAATAGGGAGGTTTTCCCTTACGAAACTCTCGTCAATATAATAAACATATGCCATTACGCAGCGAAATTAGGAACTACAAGTTTATTCACAATTTTAACAGGTCTGTTGTATTTTAGTGTTAAGACATTCTCAAGAGCAACATTTATTTTTCTCAAGGCTGGTTCAATAACCATAGCTAACATATGTTTTGTGGCAACTACCAACTCATCTGCGTTCTGACTAAATGGATTACTTCCAAAAGTCTGAATGCCCAATAATAAGGGCGACGAGATTTGATTAGATGTAAGGATACTTTGGATACACATTTGTAATACCTCTGTGTAGAAAGTATCGTTTGCTTGGTTTGAGATGGTTTGGATTTCAGGTCTCTCTTCTGCGGTATTGGAGAATGCTAACATTACTTTCTGTCCGTTCTTACCTTGATACGACCTGATTAGCTCATCGTAGACGCTTTCTTTTTCTTCAGGGGTAGGGTCGCCAATCAAAGACACAAATAAGTTCGGCATAAGAGATGTGGCAATGTTTCTTTTGTGCCAGTCAAATACCTCGGCTTCTAACACCGCAGCATTTATACCCGCTTGATAAGGGGTTACTGGATAGTGTTTGTTGTCTGATGGTGTGTATTGTTTCCAATAGTAGAGTTGTCTAGCTTCACCTCTTTTGGTTAAATCCAATCCGTGAAACTTGGTAATCTTTTTATTTTGAACTGGCAACTGCCAGTATTCAGAGTAGTAGAACCAATCCATCTCTCTATCGTGTTCGTCATAATCTTTCTTACCAACACGGATATTTTGGA